GTATCAAGAATTTTTTCTTTTAGCGCGTTTGCTGTTAAATCTTTATAGGTGTCACTAAGTTTTTTAACATCAAATGCTAAGCGCTCAGCCTTACTTGATGCGTTATCAGCAGAGCTAGCGAACTCATAAATAGCGTAGGCTGCTAACATAGCTATACCTACGGGGCCACCTAGTAAAGCCATTGAGTTGCTACCTGCACGAACAGCTACATTTGCTTTTTTTGTGGCTGCTGTTAATGCTGTTTTACTAGCAATCAATCGTTTATCAGCAATTGAATTTTGTACGCTTCCTACTGCTGAAGCTTTATAAGCAAGTGCGAGTTTATTCTCAGCTATTGCTTGTTTTTTTGTAGCTATTGCACTTGCTCTAGAAGCAATTAAACTTTGGGTTGTCGCTGTGGTCTTTTTAATCATCGCATTAGCGGCATGACCCGCAGCAACAACAAAACCGCCTTGTAATACGGTTATCACACCTTCAGTATTCTCAGTTAAAAATTGTAAACTGGTCGTTACTCCTTTAATGCTGTTTTGCATTATGTCGCCAGCACCATCATCACTGATTTTTAATAAAAACTGATCCCACGCATCTCCCATGTTTGACAATGAACCTGCATAGGTTGCGGCAATACGATCCATTGCACCAGAAAACTGATTATTTCCTAAATCTTGCAAATATTTTTCAATGGCTGCTGCATTATTTGCAACTTCAACTGTATTTTTTCTAAAGGTAAAAGCGATTTTATCGCCTTGGTTTTTCGCTTTTATACCAAACTCTTTTAAACGCTCAAATTCAGCAACACTGGCATCAGCAACGGCTTCTATAAACTGATCCAAACTCTTACCCATAGCACTTGCTGTATTGCCATAGCTATTTAAGGCTGCTTCAGAGGGATTTAAACCAAGATTTTTAAGTTTGATAAATGCTTGAATTGACTCTTCAACAGAGTAAGGGGTTTTAGCTGCAAATTTTTGTAAACGTTCAAAAGCATCAGCGGCTTTGTTTTTACTGCCTGTAGCAGTTTCTAATGTAGCGCGTAGTACCTGAAAGTTTTTGGTTGTATCACTTAATTCTTTTAATAAAAAACCAGCACCAAAACCTGCAGCTAAACCGCCAACAGCACGCGTTACAGCTAACGCCACTTTATTTGTTGCTGCTAACTTAGTATTAGTATGATCTAATGCTGAGCCAAGTTGACGCGCTTGTCCTGCTGTTCGTACTGTACTGTGACCAAATTTTTGAATAACTTGGTCACTTTGTTTAACATCAGACTTAAACTTGCCATTTTTAACGTCAAAAACAATACCTAATTTCAAGTCACTCATGTTTAACCTTTACTTAGCACGTTGATTTAATGTATTGGCCGCCACTTTGCTCATTATGCGCAACCCTTTAAATTGTGATGTGGAGTACTTGCGTTCGCTCATTTCACTTTCTGCTCTTATCTGCAGTAAATCTAAACCTAAACAAGCGCCTTCTGGTTTAAACCGCATGAGATCACAAACATCGTTAAACCAAATAACAACAGGCCAATTAATTGGCAAAATTTCAACCACATTGGAGTGTTTTAATTCATCAATAATATGTTGCGGTGCGCCGTTCTCTTCCATTTCCGTTATTGTTTGATTTTCAACTAAATTAGGGGCGGCCCATCCTTTGGCCGCTTCCATTAGTTTTTTGCAGGTGCGCCTGAATCAGCTAACCAATAGCCATTGATTAGTGATGAACGAACGAAGTTGAGTTGATAAAGAGCATCGGTATTTTTTTTGGTAAAAGGCAAATCTTTATTGTTGGTACCTAAAATTTCTTGCCAACCTTTTACTACTCGGTTAAGCAGGGCTATATCGCCTTTTTGAGCAAGTTCATCGTATTCACTTTGTGGAATTAATTCATATTGAATTTGGCATTTATGTTCAACAACTGTGCCGCCATCTGCAGGTTCATTAATGGTGACTGGCCACCAAACGATATTTGTTTTTTTAAGTTTAAACATGAGTTAAAGCTCTTTTTAATTAGGGTTAAAGGATTAAAGGAAAGTAAATTTAATTTCGTCATTACCTGCAGCGCTTGGTATTAACACTAAGTCCATATCAATGGCGGTAGTGCCTTCGTTGTCGCCATATTTAGGGCTAGCAACTTGCACTTTCGGGCAGTCAATTTTGCAGATTAGCCCAGCTACTTGGCCGTGTTGAATGCTTAAACTGCCTGTTACGTCGTTTTTTGCATCTAAGAAAAAGTTATGAATATCTACATCAGGCGCTTCAATGCTTACGCTTCCGCTTGATTTACGGTCGCTTAACTCAATGGTTTCTGTGGTTAAGGTTTCAATGTATTTAACCTCTTGCCCTACATCTACCGATAATTTATAAGGTTTGGCATTAAAACCAAGTAAACTAAAGCCGCTAGTAACACCTTTGCCCGTAGGGAAAGGTTTTTGAAAGGCTGACCAATCAGGTGTAGGTTTAACCACTTTGGCAGGGTCTGCCCATAAACCTATAAAGTTAAACTCTAAATACGGAATGCCTTTTTCTAAGCTCGATTTAACATTACCGCGTGCGCCAATTAACTTATGCAGGTTATCGCCCATATTGAAATACAAGCTCACACTTTCAAAATTATCACTGGCAGGTAAGTACTCAACGCTTACCGCTGCGGTAATAATTTCAGCTAAACCACAAGCGCGTAGTAATTCGCTATACGCTGGAGCTGTTCCTGCCGTACCACTGCCTTGGTGTTCCACTTTAAAACTAATGCTCACATGAGCGCCCGAGGTAATGGTTTCGCTTGCACCTAAAAAGGGTTTCACTAATTCGCGATCAATCGTTTCAGCTTCAATAGGCGTTATTTCTACGTCTTTAATTAACATAGCGTTAGCACCCACTGGCGAAGAGTCAACGCCGTAAGTAGCTTCAATTTTTGCTAATAGTAGCTTTTCTCTAAATTTCATTATTTAGCATCCTTTTTAGACGAGGCTTTGGGTTGAGTTTCTTGTACGGCTGAAGTCAAACCACCTTTTTTTACTGCTTCATCTTCAAAGCCAGTAATATCTCGGTGCTTGGTTTGGGCAACTAACGTAAGCTCGCCCGTTTTAGGATCACGCAGATAACTGCCGCCCTGATGTTTATTTAATTCAATAGGTTTGCTCATTGCGTTGCCTCTTCATAGTGTTCGGTGGTAAATCTGTCCATCCAAAAAAGTTGCCTTTCTTGTAATTGCTGTAAGTTGCTAGCCGCCAGTAAAAAAGGGCTATGGTTAGTATCAACCTGCCAGCCATACAAGCTGTTACGTAAGGTTTGGCGAAGTAGTTCAAGTTTGGAGCTATCATCTTCATTTCTACCTGCGGTGCGAATACCAATTAAAACACCGACCGTTTTATTGATTTTTTGTAGCGCTAAACCCATGTCTCGCTGGTTGCCAGACGGCGACTCTTCCAGCGGCACAATAAAAGCAATACTGCTAACATTAAGCGGCTTTTGCATTTCGCTAACAATATCAATGGCAGACTTAACACTGGCGAACAGCGGTTTACCTTGTGCGTCTTTAAGGTTTTTTACTTTGGCGGTTATTGTTTTAATCATAAATGCCCACCTAAAAGTGTTTCCATAAAGTCAATTGCTGCTTGGTTAACAATGCCCAGTTGTGGTGCGCTAATACCGAGTATTTCGCGTTTAAGTACAATGTTTTTTCTACCTCGCCCATTTTTCCCGCCAAAGTTATGTACTGCGGCATATTTCATGTTTGTTCCTACCTCAACGCTGTTACTACTGGCTGGTTGAGCACTGAACGACCCCATTAAATCTGTAGTGTCTACTAGGGTTTTACCTTTTCGAGCACTGTTGGTTTTATGGCTACGGTTTTCAATAGCGGCTCTCGATGGTGTCCACTTAGTGCCATCGGGCGCTTGGCCTTTTACAAAACGGTCAAACACATCATCAAGAATGCTTTCACCAATTACATTCAATAAGTCAGTAGTGTCAGCCGCTTCAAGACGTTTAAACATCTTTTGAATAGCTTCATCACCCGTTACATGAATATAAATACCTGCCATAACTAACGCCCAAATCCTGTGGTTAAATTACTGGTATTGGCGCGACTTACCCGCACACTGTTTGATGGTGTGCTTTGTGGATCTTGTACACCTAACGTCACCAACCCTTTTGCAATGTCACGCAATTGGCTCATGCCGTCACGCTTATCACTGCTTACTTGCTCGTCTGGGCTTAGGGTTAACTCATATTTAGTTAACTTGGCGCACAATACAGGCAAGGGGCTGTCGTCAATGACGGCTTGCGTTAAAGGTAAGTTATAGCGCTCAGCTAAATAGCCGTTCATCAATTTAGAGGAGGCAGAAATCATGACATTAATTAAATCATTCGCCGCCGTTGCATCGGCTATTTGCTCAGCGTTATAAGCTGATGTGTCACCACTTTGCATTACTAACACCAACAAATCAGGCTCAACAGTAACGTCTAGTTTGCCACTGGTGATCAAAGCTAGCTCAGCTTTACCAATTAAAGTTAATAAGGTTGAAGTGGTAACATAGTTCATTACGCTTGCTCACCGTCTTCTTTTATGGCATCAGCTAAAGCTTTTTCTGCTTCAAACGCTTGCCATGCTTCGTTACGCAAAGCAGCACTTACATTAAAACCAACGGCCTTTGTTAATACGGTGGCATCAGGTAAACCCGCATTAGTTACATTGTCAGCATTGGTTAAATCAAGTGCGCCAATGGCATCAACTACCAAGGCTAATTGCACGTCTTTTGACGCTTCAATTAATTCATCTGTAGCCTCAACCACATCTTCAATTGGGCCATCAATCGCCCCACAAGCTAATAGCGGCTTTGCTTCATCTTTACTGAGTTCAATACCTGCATGGGCTTTCACTGATTCACCGTTATGTTTTAGTGGCCAGTTAGCCAAATACAGTGCGGTTACTAATATTTCTTTGCTCATAAATCACCTGTTTTAAATAAAGTTAAATTGTAGGTCAGGCTTTAGTCCGTCAAGTTGACGGCATCTCTTTATGAAAAAATGCCGACCTACATTTATTACAACTAAATAGCACCTTGAATTAAGAAGCCTGCATCCATACCCGTAAGTAACGACTGGCGTTCGTATTCAACGCCTGCAACCCACGACTTCACATTGCGATCAAAAAAGAACTGCTCAACATTTGGATGTTTTGCACCTGGTGCATCAAGTACATAGGTGTAGCCGTAACTCATTTGCGCTTGACTGGTAATAATGGTGGGCACATACGCCAATACCACATCAGCTGTCCATACATCTTCAAAGGCGTCATTATTGTTAGGGTTAACCAACATCGACATACCAATAACCACTTTTTCAACTTGGAAAATCTTTTGGTAATGTTCAACCGACATAATTTTAAGCTCGTCATTTGAGAACTTATTTAACAGTTTAGGGTGTTCACTTAAAATGTTATGCACATCAGCTGGTATCACCATTTTGTTCGGGTACACGCCCGTTTTTTGGCGAACCGCCTCACGTGCAGCCTTCACATCACCAATGGGATCACTATTGGCGTAATCACTCCACTTTGCGGTGCCTGACAATGTCATTTTGTTATTAGCACCATAACTGCCAGCGTTACGAGCAAGGTTGGCTTGCTCATACTCAAGGTTGTTATGTTCAATTTGCATCACTGCTTCAAGCGAGGTGCGCTGTAAATTAAGTCCTGGCACACTACGTTGCTCAACCAACCATTCTTTAGGTACTACGCAGTCAAGCGCATTACTGTTTAACGAATAGTTTTCATCAGCAAAACCAACAGTGACACGTTTAGTAACACTACCTGGTGCACGACGCGAGTTAACAATGCGAAAGGCATCTTTACCAAATTTAATAATTTTGCCTGCATTAGCGGGTACGCCAACACGTGGAAACAACTCAAAACCAACGTAGTTCGGGCTACCAAAACCAAAAGCAAGGTTTGACAATACTGGATCAACTACCCGTATATTTTTACGATTCATATTAAAATTCCTTATGTGTTAGCAGGTAATAAAAGGGCTTCAAACAGCTCACCCGTTGCTGTGGTCGCACTTAGTGCTCGGGCTACGGCAATGCCTGCGGCTTTTGTAACAAACTTGCCATTGGCACCTACTTCAACCAATGCACCCGCCACAATAGCGCCACCTGCTTCAAGGGTAGATGTACCGAGTACGTCAAGCGCTAGCTCTTCACCTGCGGCTAAGGCTTTAGCATCGCTAGCCCCTAACATGGCTGTGCCTGCACCTGCATAATTACCATCGAAACCTACCGCGCGATTGGCTTCAATCAGCGCAAGCGATAACACCGTCATGGTAAAAATTGCGCGTTTAGATTGAGAATAATTCATCTTAAGCACCTCCTACAGGGGCTGACGTTACAGCATCTAGCGCAAGGCTATAGCTCACGTTATTTTTTTGTTGATACGCTAAAACCGCAGTATTTAAGTCACTGCTTGAGGCAAACTGCGCGGTAATAGGCGCATCACCCTCGGTAATATCATCATCTAGCAAACTATGCTTACCACCGTTTTCAATCATGGCCTTCATAAACTCAATAGGGCTTTGGTTAACGGTTTTAACGTCTTTACCTGTACCTTGGCTAAAAGCAAACTTGCCACTTTCTTCTTCAGCATTAGTGCCAATATGTGCCATAAACTCAGCCATACCTTGGGTTTGAGCAGGCAGTAACTTACCCGCACTTACTTGTTCACTTATCCAGCGTTGGTGCGTTTCAACCTGCTGGCTAAATTGCAACGAAGCTGCTTGTGCTTCTAGTTCTTCAATGCGTTTTTTATCCGCATTCTTTTGTTGGCTAAACTGAGCAGAGGCACTTGTTTGAGCATCTTGCTTGGCTTGGGCAACTGCCGCATCAATATCGGCTTGAGTAAATTTACTCATATCATCCTCCGCAGGAATATCTTGGTTAGGGGTTGGTTGGTTTAAAGGGGTGTTTAACGAATAGTTAAGAGGTGTTAAATGACTATTAAGCGAGTCATGCTCTTGTAGCTCATGGCGAATAACTTCATCTTTTAGCCAGTCAGCATCCCATTTATCAATAATTTTATTGGCAACGTCATCACCTTCGGTTTCAAGAAAATAATCACGAATAGAGCGCATTAATCGCACTAAGGTATTGGCTGTTTGGGTTTCAATAGAAAATTCAAAGGTAATAGGCGCACATTCGGGTGTTGAAAATTTATATTCACCCACTGGCTGTAAAGTTAACGACGGAGCCTGCGCCCCTAAAAAGGCAACATGATCAATAAACCAACCTTTAGCGTCAGTAAATTGAATACCTAAGGAACGGCGACCGTAATTGCCAGCAAGCACACTTTGCGCAAACTCAACATTTACATTATCGCCGTCTAAATACAGCTTATTGTCATCGGTTAACTTAATGTTTTTGGCGAAACCATAGCTAGGCGTATCGGCTACGGGATGACTAATAACAAACGGCACCGTACCTGGTACAAAGTTATCAACCATTTGCTGTAAGTCGTCGCGACTAAAGGTAAGTGTTTTGCCACTGTTTGCCGTGTGAGTTCCCGCATGGAAACCCTCAAACCAAGGCAATTCAGTCACAGTTGCTAGTGCTTGCTCAATAACTTGAGCCAGCGGCGTTTTTGTTTTGGCAAGGGGTGAGGTAGTGCTGTTGTTTGTTTTCATACAACAAGTTTGCCCGTTTAGCCTGGGCGCTACTGCTAGAAAACATTTGACGTATAACGTGCAAGGCTTCTTTTTTTACAGTACGTGTTGCCAGAGCAAAGTGCAACACTTTCTCCCTTGGGTGTTGCTCACTGGTTTTATAAAACCTTCCCCTGTTTGTCTAGCTATTAGAGACAGGGGCTTTTTAACCAATACAACTCTCATTTAAAAAATAAGTAGGCTAAACCATGTCTCCAGCACATAATATAAGAAAAAAGCGTAAACCACAAAAACAGTGGGTATTAGAGCTAGCACCTAGCATAGGCCAAAGTGCTGAAACCTTGTACTACAACGGGGCGAAAGACCTAAGCCGAGTTTACCTAACTAGTGATATTCATACCGCGCCCTGGTATGAGTCAAAACACCACGCCAACAGCCATTTAAACAGTGCCATGAAACACGCAGGCTTTATTGCCCGTGAACATGCGTTTGTATAGGAGCTACTGATGACACAATCTAAATTCGCCAGTCTTATTGAAAGCCTTAGTAATGTTTTTATTGGTTACTCTGTGGCCCTAGCGAGCCAATTGTTAATATTCCCTCTTTTTGATATTGATATT